GAAAACAACTGACGATGTGACTGCCGTGGATACCACGACGGCGCCGGAGGACAACGCAGCCCCCGACACCAAGGCCCCCGTGCCTGAAGTGCCCGAGAGCTACGAGTTCACGATGCCCGATGGCGTTGCGCTCGATAAGACCGCAGCGGATGAGTTCACAGCAATTGCCAAGGAGCTCAAGCTCGACCAGGCAAGCGCGCAGAAGGTCGCCGACGTGGGTGCCAAAATGGCCCAACGTCAGGTTGAAGCGCATGCCCAGCTGGTGGAGTCCTGGGTTGAGAGTGTCAAAACCGACAAAGAAATCGGTGGCGACAAGCTCGCAGAGAACCTGGCCATTGCACGTAAGGCGATCGACACGTTTGGTACGCCCGAGCTTAAGGACGTGCTGAACGCAACAGGTTTCGGCAATCACCCGGCCGTGATCAAAGCCTTCTACAAGGCAGGCATGGCGATCAGTAGCGACCGTTTCGTGTCTGGAAGTCCGAAAGGACCAGAGAACGACATGGCCAAGAAGATGTTCCCCAACATGAACTGAAAGGTTAAGAAATGGCAACCCTCGCAGCAAACAACCCCACTCTCCTGGACGTTTCCAAGCGTCTGGATCCCAACGGCAAGATCGATTCGATCGTCGAACTGCTGGCCGCACAGAACGAAGTCCTGCAGGACATGAGCTTCGTTGAAGGCAACCTGCCCACCGGTCACAAGACCACCGTTCGCACCGGCCTGCCCACCCCCACGTGGCGCAAGCTGTACGGCGGCGTGCAGCCCACCAAGTCAACCACCGCGCAGGTGACTGACTCGTGCGGTATGCTCGAAGCCTACGCCGAAGTCGACAAGGCACTCGCCGACCTAAACGGCAACACCGCCGCGTTCCGCTTGTCGGAAGATGCCGCTCACATCGAGGGCATGGCTCAGGAGCATGCCCAGACGCTGTTCTACGGCAACGAAGGCTCTGAGCCCGAGGCCTTCACTGGCCTGGCTCCACGCTACAACTCCTTGAGCGCACAGAACAGCGACAACATCGTTGACGCCTTCTCCGGCTCTGGTGGTGACTTGACCTCCATCTGGTTGTGCGTGTGGGGTCCTCAGACCGGCTTCGGCATTTACCCCAAGGGTAGCCAGGGCGGCCTGCAGATGACCGACAAGGGTCAGGTCACGATCGAGAACGTGGACGGCGCTGGCGGCCGCATGGAAGGCTATCGCACCCACTACCGCATGGACACGGGTCTGGCGATCCGCGACTGGCGCTACTTTGTGCGCATCGCCAACATCGACGTCTCCGAGCTCAACACGCCCGCCAACACCAAGAACATCATCGAGTGGATGATCAAGGCGAGCGAGCGCATCCCGATGCTGGGCAAGGGCCGCGCGGTGTTCTACATGAACCGCAACATCCGCGAGAAGCTGCGTCTGGGCATCCTGGAAAAAGTCTCCAGCAACCTGACCTGGGAAACCGTGGAAGGTAAGCGCGTGATGACGTTCGACGACATCCCCGTCCGTCGCACCGACGCGCTGATCAACACCGAAACCCGCGTGGTCTAACCCCAGCTCACTTGAAAGGAACCTCATCATGATTCTCGACGAACGCGGCGAATTCTGCGACGCCACTGCCCTCAACACCGGCGCTGCCGGCTCCTACCTGCTCGGCGACGTGGTCGACCTGGGCGTGGCCCGTGACCTGGGCGGCGACCAGGCCGTCTACCTGGTGGTGACGGTGGACACCGCTGCCACCTCGGGCGGCTCGGCCACCGGCCAGTTCAACCTGGTCACCGATGACAACTCCTCGTTGTCCTCGCCCACGGTACTGGTCTCCTCGGTGGCCTGGCCCGTGGCCAGCATGACCGCCGGCAAGACGCTAATGGCCGTGCAGCTGCCCATGGAGGGCACCGCCTACGAGCGTTACATCGGCATCCAGCAGGTGACCGGCACGGCCGCGTTCACGGCCGGTAAGGTCAACGCCTTCCTGGTCGATGACGTCGCCCGCTGGAAGGCCTACGACGCCCCGTTCCAGCTCTGATCGGTAGCCCATGAAGATCGTTGCAATTAAGCCGGCTTTCTACAATGGGCGCCGCGTGCGCATCGGCGACGAGCTCGACATCCCGCAAGGATCGAAGGGCTCTTGGTTCGCACCGGTGGCTTCAACCGAGGCCAAGGCGGCCAAGGTCAAGCCGAGCACCAAGCAAGAGCCAAAGGCTCTGTCCGAAATGGGCAAAGGTGACGCCAAAAGCTTCACCGATGTCCACAATGGTTTCCTCGCCTGATAGGCAGGCATGGCAACGATCGCCCCGGTCACCACCTTTCCCATCGAGACCAGTCTCGATGTGGCGGTGACGACCTGGGGCAACCTGGCGGCGGATGATGACGGCGAGCCGGTAAGACTCGCCGTCTATTCTGATCGCGCCATCCAGGTCGCCGGCACCTTCGGCGGCGCCTCCGTCACCATCGGCGGCAGCAACGACGGCGAAACCTACCACGCACTGACCGACACCTCGGGCAGCGCGCTCACGCTCACCACCGCCGCACTCAAGGCGATCGTCGAGCTTCCCCTCTACATCAAGCCCCGCGTCTTTGGCGGGGATGGCACCACCGCACTCAAAGTCGTGCTAGCGGGCCGCAAGTCCGTGTTCTGAAAGACTGTCATGGCCGACTTACAAGGACAGGTGGGCGAGTTGAGCTTCACCGTGCAGATCACCCGCAAAGACAGCGGCCAGGTTGAGGAGTACCAGATGGTGGGCTACCTCAACGAAGAACAACTGAAAGGACTCACCCATGGCAACCACCCACTCGACGGCGGCCCGCAACGCAGCGACTGACGCAGTTACTGCGTTAATCGGAGCTTCCGGCAAGCTAGCATTCCGGCTATCCGGCACGGTCGGATCTCCGGGCACCGTGGTGGCCACGTTGTCCCTGAGCGCGACCGCGTTCCCGGCAGCAGTTAGCGGCACCGCGACCGCCAACGCCATTTCTGCTGACACCAATGCGACAGGTAACGCTTCTCCGGTGGCGACTGCTACGCTCCAGACCTCTGCAGGCACGGTGGTGATCCACTGCGCCGTAGCTGCAAGCGCCAGCGATATCAACATGACCAACGGCCTGACCGTGGCTGCGGGTGACACCGTGAGCTGCTCAAGCCTGACCTACACCGCACTGAGCGCCTGACATGCCACAAGCAAATGACTCAATACAGGTAACCCCTGGCACAGGCGCGACAATTGCGACGCAGTTAGTCAATGGCAAAGAGTACCAGGTGGTATGTATCGCCGATGAAAACGGCCAGATTGATGGCAGCAACGCCCGCTATAGGCTGGTAATCCCTTCACAGGCGGTAGGCGCGAACAAAGTGCTATGCGATTTGTTTAACGCCACGGGCTCTGGCAGGATCATGAAAGTGCTGTCCATGTTCGTTTACCCGGACATCGACACTGCCGTTACAGGCGTTGTGGGTGTCGAAGTCGCACTCACGCGCACGACCGCTGTTGGAACGGGTGGCACAGCAGCAACGAACGACAGCGCCTCGCTGACTGCGCCAACGATCACCAGGTTTGATACCGATGACGCTGTTGTTCCTACGCAAGTCACTGCGCGTCTCGCCCCAACGGGAGGCGCGACGGCCGGCGCTTATCTTGGCTCGCGATGGGTGTTCACAGAGGAAACCAACGCGGCATCGGCTTTGGCGGCAGCGCAAGGCGCGGACATTATTCGCAACGAAGGCTCCAAACTGATTGTTCGCGAGAACTCAGGCATCCGAGTTGTGCAAGGCGCCGTCGCTTCTGTGGGCACTGTCGCCGTCGAAATTAACTTTGCGTTGATCTAATCCATGCTGCTGACCCTGCTGCTGACCCAGGCGGGGCCGATAACGTACGACACCAGCGGCGCGCTCAGTGGGCAGGGGTCAAGCGTTGCGGGCAGCGCGACCCGCTTTCGCGTGCATGCAGCCACTGGTGCCCTGGCGGGCCCTGGCGCCAGCCTAGCAGGCAGCGCCGCCCGCATTGCCGTCCCCGTCGCGCATTCAACAAGTGGCGCGCTTACCGGCCCTGGCACCACCACCACCGGCAGTGCCACACGCTTTCGCACGCACGCCACCAGCGGAGCGCTCGGTGGCAGCAACGGCATCATCGTCGGCAGTGCCACACGCTTTTGCACGCACGCCACCAGCGGCACGCTTACCGGCACCAACCCGAAGCTGCTCGGCGCCGCCGCGCGCATCCCCCTGCTGCCGGATCCAGAGGACGTGCGCGCGGGCCTGGTCTACGGCCCGGGCGGCGCGTTGACCGGCACGCTCATTGCCACCGGTGGCGGCACGGTACTGCTGCGCCGGCGCTGAGTATCCGTGGGGCTTGGTGTCGGTTCTACACTGGCCCGCATCGGAGAACCCAATGGCCTCAGTCGTTCAGATTTGCAACATGGCCCTGAGTCACATTGGCTCAGAGGCGCGTGTCTCAAGCATTAGCCCGCCCGACGGCAGTGTCGAAGCCGGGCATTGCGCCACTTTCTACGACCTGGCCCGAACTGAGTTGCTCGAGCCCGGCAGCTGGTCGTTCTCGCTTAAGCGCCAGGCGCTGGCTGAAGTCACCAACGTCAGCACGGCCTGGGCCTACGCCTACACCCGGCCATCTGATTGCCTGCGCGCCCTTCGCGTGCTGCGCCCTGGTTCAACGCTTACCGTGTTCAACCAGGACGAGCTGAACTACAGCCCGAACGATCAGGATTCCGCAAACTTCGACATCGAAGGCGATGTGCTCTACAGCAACGAGCCAGACGCGGTGTTGATTTACGTCCGGGACGTGACGGACTCGACCAAGTTCACGCCGACGTTTGTCGCAGCGCTGGGCTTTGCCCTGGCCCACTACGTGGCCGGCCCCATCATCAAGGGCAACGAAGGTACCAAGATCGGCGACGCCATGCGCCAGCGCGCGATGGCGATGGCTGACCTGGCGGCGGCCAGCTCCGCCAACTCAAGCAGCACCGAGCACGTGTTCAAGGCCTCGCAACTCGTCGCCCGCACATGAGCACCAAGCTGCTGCTGAGATCGTTCGCCGGGGGTGAGATCACGCCCGAGCTCGCTGGGCGCCTGGACCTGACCAAGTACCAAACGGGTTTGAGCCTGGCACGCAACTTCGTCACCCTGCCACACGGGCCGGCCGCGCGCCGCCCGGGTTTTGAGTTTGTGAACGAAGCCAAGGACAGCACCCAGGCGGTGCGCCTGATCCCGTTCGCCTTCAGCGCCAGCCAGACCGCGGTGCTCGAGTTTGGGGATCTTTACATCCGCTTCCACATTGATGGCGGCACGTTGCTCGAGGCTACCAAGGCCATCAGCTCGATCGCAGGCTCTACCGTCAACACCACCGCCGCCCACGGCTATGCCACCGGCGACTGGGTCTACATCGGCACCCGCTGGCACAAAGTCACGGTGGTCGACGCTGACACCTTCACCACCACCGACCTGTGGGGTGTGGCCACCACCGCCGTGGGCTCCACGGCTGCGCGGGCTTACACCCTGGTGAGCACCTACGACGCGGCGGATCTGTTCGACCTGCACTTCACTCAGTCGGCCGACGTGATCACGATCGTGCACCCGCTCTATCCCGCGCGCGAGCTGAAGCGCCTAGGGGTCACCAACTGGACCCTGACCAACGTTTCGTTCGCTGCCCCCACCAACGCCCCGACCGGCCTCACCGTCACACCGACCATCGGCACCGCCGGCAACGAGTCGCCCCAGAAGTACGTGGTCACTGCGGTGCAACCCGACGGCGTGACCGAGAGCCTGGCGAGCGCTCCCAGTGGCGCCGACAACAACCTGACCGTCGCCGGCAACTTCAACACCGTCACCTGGGACGGCGTCACTGGCATCAACCGTTACAACGTCTACAAGCTGCGCGGCGGCATTTACGGCTACATCGGCCAGGTTGTACCCGTGGCCGGCGCCACCGTCAGCATTAGCTCGATCTCGCGCACCAGCATTGCCTACACCGTCACCGTGGTGACCTCCAGCGCACACGGGTTCATCACCTCCGACCACGTCCTGATCGAGAGCACCGGGGTGCCCTCGTTCGACGGGGCCTGGCACGTCACGGTGATCGACAGCACAACCTTCACTTACGAGTCCAACAAGAAGGTCGCCAACAGCGCCACCACTGGCCTCGCCAGTATCCCGTCGCTGCAGGTGATCGACGACAACGTGCTGGCCGACACCACGCAGTCGCCGCCAGAGGACATCATTACCCTGAACGGTGGTGTCGACGATTACCCGACCGCCACCACCTACCACGAGCAGCGCCGCTGGTTCGCCGGCACCAACGAGAAGCCACAGGTGGTGTGGGCCACTCGGACCGGCACCGAGGCCAACCTCACCTCGAGCCTGCCCTCACGCGATGCCGACGGCCTCGAGCTGCGTGTGGCCTCGATGCAGAACAACCAGATCCGCCACCTGGTACCGCTCGCCGATCTGATCGCACTGACCGCGGGCGGGGAGTTCCGGCTGTTCGCCGACGGCGCCCCGGCCATCACACCGACCAGCGTCTCGATCAAACCGCAGGGCTACTCCGGTGCGAGCAACGTGCAGCCGGTGGTGAGCTCGGGATCCGTGCTCTACGTGCAGGCGCAGGGCTCGCGGATCCGCGAGCTGGCCTATGGGGGTGAGTCTTCCAACTACGGATACCGGTCGGTTGACGTGTCGATCATGGCTCCGCACCGCTTCAATGGCTACACCGTCGACCAGCTCGCCTACACGCGCGCGCCTGAGCCCACGCTGTGGGCCGTGCGTAACGACGGTGTGCTGCTTGGCATGACTTACGTGCCTGATCAGCAGGTGTACGGCTGGCACGCACACGACACGGCCGGCACGTTTGAGTCAGCCTGCGTGGTGGCGGAGGGCAACGAGGATGTGCTTTACGTTGTCGCCATGCGCACTGTCGACGGGCGATCGGTGCGGTACATCGAGCGCCTGCGCACTCGGATATTTACCCAGCTCGAAGACGCGTTCTTCGTGGATTCCGGCCTGACTTACGACGGCGCGGCCACGACCACCGTCAGCGGGCTTTACCACCTTGAGGGCGCAACGGTAAACATTCTGGCCGACGGCTCCGTCGAGCCACCGCAAGAAGTAATCAACGGCAGCATCACGCTCACGGTGGCCGCAAGCAAGGTGCACATCGGCCTGCCGATTACCGCCGACCTGCGCACCCTCCCCCTGGCGATGGAAGGGGCCCCCGCTGCGGGGCAGGGGACCGTCAAGAACATCAACAAGGTGCACTTGCGCGTAAGCCAGTCGAGCATCGTCAAGGCGGGTCCGACGTTCGACCGCCTGCGCGAGTACCCCGCGCGTGCCGTCACCGACCCGTATGGTTCGCCGCCCGCGTTGCGTGATGGGGAGCTTGCGCTGTCGATCGACCCCAGCTGGAACCAGGACGCTGCGCTGTGCATCCGGCAGGATCTGCCGCTACCCCTGACGGTGTTGTCGATGACGCTCGAGGTGCAAACGGGTGGGTGAGGTCTTGATCCGCCAAACCCTCCAGGGTGACGCGGAGCAACTTGCACACAATCTGCGAGCAAGCGACGAAAGCGAGGTTCGAGCCTACGGGCACAACGACCTAACGCTCGCCTGCCAGCGCAGCGTGGCGCGCTCCATGCTGTGTTGGTCCGCGTTTATTGACGGACAACTCGCCGCGATTCTTGGTGCCGCGCCGCTCTCGGTTGTGAGCGGCCTCGGCTCCCCCTGGATGTTGGGCACCCCGGTACTCGATGCCAACTCCCGTATCCTTGTTCGCAGCACGCCCGGGTACATTGCCCAAATGCTACAGGCCTTCCCGCACCTGGTGAATTTCGTGCACGCCAAGAACACCACCAGCGTTCGCTGGTTGCGTCGCCTCGGGTTCACCGTGCACGAGGCCCGACCGTTCGGCGCACTCGGGGAGCCGTTCCACCCATTTGAAATGCGAGCCTGAACATGTGCGAGCCAGTAACCCTTGGACTGATCGCGGGCGCCGCCACTAGTTTCGGCGCAGTTGGTGCCGGAGCCACCGTGGCGGGGGTTGCAGGCGCAACCGCCACCACCGCAGGCCTCGGCGCGATGCAAGCCCTGGCTCTTGGCGCCAGCGTTGGTGGCACCGTGATGTCCGCCGGCAGCGCCTACCAGCAGAGCCAGGTCGCCAAGCAAACCGCGCAAAGCAACGCCAAGATGGCCGAGTTTCAGGCGCAGGACGTGCAGAAGCGTGGCGAGGAAGAGGCCCAGGCAGTGCAGCGCCGTGGGGTGGCAATCAAAAGCGCCCAGCGCGTGAACCTGGCCTCCAAAGGTCTTGACCTGACCTACGGCACCGCTGCCGATCTGCAGGATCAGACCGACTTCTTCACACAGTCCGATGTTGCCACCGCACGCACCAACGCTGCGAAAGATGCCTGGGCCAAGCGCGCCATGGGTGCCAACTACCAGGGCCAGGCCAACGCCGAGAACCCGCTGATGATGGCCGGTGGCTCGCTGCTCGGTGGTGCTGGCCAGGTAGCCGATAAGTGGTATCGATACAGCGGGAAAGGGGCGTAAGCCATGCCACAAGTACCCGTTTACAACGGCCCTCAGATTCGTGAGCAGGCCCTGCAGGGTGGCTTTCAGCAAAACGTAGACGTCGGTCGCAGCGCACGCGCTATGGGCCAGGCGCTTACGCAAGTCGGCGAGGTTGCCGACCGCGTGGTCATGCGCGAAGCCGAGACGAAAGCCAACAACACCGATACCGAGATCGCTTCCGGCTGGCTGCAGTGGGACGCAGAGAACCGCAAAAAGTACCAGGGTGCCAACGCGGGCGAGTACAGCGCCGCCGCCGAGCAGTGGTGGGCCAAAGCTGCTGAATCCTACGGCAAAGACTTCGACCCGTTGGCCAAGTCGATGGTCAACAAAACCTTAGTCCGTCGCAAGGCGGCGTCACTCGGCCAGGTGACCCAGTTTGTTGAGGCTGAAAAGGAAAAGCACGCCGACGAAACCGCCGCGGCCAACATCGGAACCACGATCCAGTTCGGTGTGACCAGTGGCGACGTGGTCGGCGCCTCTGCTCGCGTGCGAGAGCTTTCCGCTCAGGTCGGCGCGCGCAAGGGCTGGACCACGGAGCAAGTGCAGGCAGAGCAATCGAAGAACCTGTCGGCACTTCACCTGGCCCAGATCAGCAAGCTTGCCGAGCAAGATCCCGTTAAGGCTCAGGCGTATTACGACGCCAACAAAGCCGAGGTTGGTTTCGCCCAGCAGCCTCGCGTCGAGGAGATCCTGCGCAAGGAAGTCGACAACCAGTTCGCTACGCAATTCGCTGCGGAGCAGGCTGGCAAACCGTTGTCAGAGCAGCTCAAGGCCACGGCTGAGATCAAGGACCCCGCGCGACGCGAGAAGGCGTTGATCGAGGTCAAGAACAATTACGCCCTAGTGCAGCAAGCACAGGCCGAGCAAGAAAAGAAATTTAGCGACGCAGCCTGGCAACTGGTGGGACAGGGCAAGCGCGTGCCGGAGGCGATCCTCGCCAGCATGGACGGCAAGGAGCGCGTGCAGTTGCAGGAGCACCTGCGGGCCAAGGCCGAGCGGGGTTTGGCCGCACCGAAGACCGACCCCAAGGACCACGCCCGCCTGATCGACATGATGCTGAACGACCCCGAGGGGTTCAAGAAAGAACGCCTCGCTGCGGCCAGGCTCTCGCCGACCGATCTCGAGCAGTTTGCCACCAAGCAGCAGGCCATGCGCAACCCTACTGGCGGCGCAAAGCAGGACAGCATTCTTACCGACGACCAGCGCGTCAACGGGGCGCTTACCGTTGCTGGAGTCGATCCTAAAAAGAACCCCAACGCTGCATACCAAGTACGCACCGAGATCGACCGCCGCGTGCGCGCCGACTCCCTTGCCAAGGGCGGCAAGGAGCTGACTCCCGACGAGAAGCAGAAACACATCGACGCCGTGCTGATGGACAAGGTGTTCGTCAGTGAGTTTGGCCGCGATCCGCAGAAGCCACTGGCGCTGCTCACCCCAGAGGAGCAAAAGAACGCGTATGTCACCGTCAATGGTGAAGAGATAAAACTCTCATCCATTCCGCTAAATGACCGCATGGGAATTACGGAATCGCTGCGACGCAAAGGCGAGCCCATCTCAGAACAAGCCATCGCTGAGGTCTACGCGCGCGTGAAGAAGTCGGCAGCTCCGGTTGCACCAGCAGCCCCTGCCACACCGGCAGTGCGTATTACGCCGCCAACAAGTTTCCCAACGCCAAGCGCGGGGCTCAGACCTCCTTCACCCTACGCACCAGCGCAAGAGTGGGCGGCATACCATGCAGCTCAAGCGCAGAAAAACGCAAAACCATGACGAACCCCTACGACGAAGCCGTTGACGCCTGGAAACAAAACACACCCAAGCCATCAAGCACTTCAGGGGGGAGCCCTTACGACACAGCCGTCAACGAAATCGTCAACGAGCGGCAGCAACGTACTCGGGCGATTTTTGAGAAGGCGCTGGAAACCAACCCGGACCAGGCGGCGGAGGCACAGAAGCTGGCCAACACCACCGGCCTGCCCGTGGACATAGTCGAGCGTAATCGGGAAGAAGTGCGTCGCAAACAGCAGGCGCGCATGTTGGACCTGGCCAGAATGGCTCAGGACTCTCCCATTCTCGCTCGCCAGCTGGTGGACCCAACATTCACCAAGCAAGCGCACGATGACATCAACAACCTGACCAACGTCGAGCGGACCTTTATGGGTACGCTTGGTGACGTCGGTACCGTCGCGCTGAAAAGTGCTGTTGGCCTGCCACAAGCCCTCGTCGGGCTGGCAGACATCCCAACGATGGGATATGCCGGCAAGGGTGTCGAGGCTCTTGGCATTAACTTCAAACGCACGCAAGAAATTCTGTCCGGCAAAGAGGGCGAGACCCTGCTGAGTTACAGCGCCGCTCAGCAGGCCGCGAACCAGCGCGTCGCGGATGTGGACGGGTTTACCCAGACCCTTTCCA